ACGGCTACGAGAAGTACAAGGCCGACGAGGCGCGTCTCACTGAGATCCGGATCCGAGACGCCGACGTCCACGTCGAACAGCACGCCGGATCGACCAGGTACATCAACGCCAAGGGCACCTTCTGGAAAGCGATGGCATTCGCCGTCTCCGTATCGGCCGTCACGGGCGTCGGATGGTCGATCTGGGAGTGGGTTAGATGACCAACGAGCTCTACCGACGTCGATCGGTCGCCCTGCAGGAGTTCCTAGACGCCAACGCCGAGCTGTACAGCGTCGCCGAATCAGAAGACGTCGACATCGAAGGGCCGGAGATCATCACCGGCGCCATCCTGATCCTGCGCAGTCGGTATGCGGGCGGCGAAGGCGAGTTGTCGCTGTCGGTGAACGTTCCGTATGCGCTGGGCATCAGCGAAGAAATGGGGATGATCCAGCACCAGGCGATGAGACTTAGTGCACGGGTGCTTGACACTGGTGACGACTGACCAAATAACAGAGGAGACCGAATGACCCCGATCAAAGTAGGAAACGTCCTGTCCTGGGGCAGCGATGTCGAGCAAGGAACCATCGACCAGGCAGCCATGGCCAGCCGGCTTCCGTTCGTCGAGGGGCACTTGGCCCTGATGCCCGACGCCCACATCGGCATGGGGGCAACGATCGGATCGGTGATCGCCACGAAGGGGGCCATCATCCCGAGTGCCATCGGCGTCGACATCGGGTGCGGAATGATCGCAGTGGAGACCGACCTCACCGCCGACGGGCTGCCTGACGACCTGGACCGGATGCTGGGCTACGTGGGGGCGGTCGTCCCGGCCGGAGTCGGGAAGGGCCATCAGCAGATCAACGAGTCGGCTACCGCCAAGATGCCGATCTTTCCGGAGACGTCAGATGCGTGGACGGCCAAGATCAAGGACAAGGCGTTCCACCAGTTCGGCAGCCTCGGTTCGGGGAACCACTTCGTTGAGGTCTGCCTGGACGAGCGCGACCGGGTGTGGGTAGTCCTGCACTCCGGCAGCCGTGGCCCGGGGAACCAGTTGGCCACTACCCACATCCAGCGGGCCAAGGGGCTGATGAAGGAACGGTTCATCGAGCTCGAGGATCCCGACTTGGCCTACCTCGTGGACGGGGAGCCGTCTTTCCAGGCGTACATCACGGACATGCTCTGGGCACAGGATTTCGCCCGAGCCAATCGTGACGCCATGATGGACGCCGTCCTGACCCAGTTGTGGGGCTACGTCGGCACTTCCGAGCATGTCTCGGAGCATGGGGTCGGCAGAGAGGTCCAGCGGATCAACTGCCACCACAACTACACCGAACGCGAGCACCACCTCGGCCAGGACGTGTGGCTGACCCGCAAGGGTGCCATCCGAGCCCGGGTTGGTGACCTCGGAGTGATCCCTGGCTCGATGGGCACGAGCTCGTACATCGTGAGCGGTCTGGGAAACCCGGCGAGCTACAACTCGTGTTCCCACGGCGCCGGCCGGCGGATGTCCCGCAAGCGGGCCCGAGAGACACTGACCGTCGAATCGCTGACCGAGGCCATGGGTGACCGGTCGTGGAACGCGGCCGACGCCAAGACCCTGTTGGATGAGCACCCCGACTCGTACAAGGACATCGACCAGGTGATGGCCGACCAGCGGGATCTCGTCCGGGTCGAGCACACACTCCATCAGATCCTCAACTACAAGGGAACCTGATCCCCTGACAGCGCAACGCCGCCGGCTGGAACCGACGGCGAAGGCGAGGCATGCGGTGCACCTGAAGGATCCGCAGCCTATGAGAGGAACCGCTCCACATGGTGGATACTGCCCGGACATCTGACCGTGACATCGAGGACTGGCTTGCGGAGATCGAATCTCTGACGGCCTACGTGGGAGAACACTTCAAGGCTGCCCGAGCTAGGGCCCGACTCGCAATCCGTGACGGCTATCCAGCTCGCTCGATGCCGGAGTCATCCGTTGCTGGCGGCCGGATGAGCGATCCGACCGCTGACTTCGTGACATCGAAGGCTGGCGGCAAGATGGACGAGAACGATCCTGACATGGCTGTCAGCGACGACGAGTGGCGTGAACAGGGCGACGTGATCCAGGCCAAGGTCTCGCAGATGATCCGGGAGCTCGAGGACGGCCGCAACCGAATCCGTGGTGCAGCAGCGTCGCTGCGAGGAGCGTTGCCGCACGACAAGATCCCAGATCCGGTGATGGATCAGTGTCGGATCTGCTTCGTTGCCAAGAGCACCGTCACCAAGCATGGTGAGAAGCCGAAGCTCTTCATCAACGACAGGATGCTCTGTGCATCGTGCAGTCGACGTGAAGACCGAGCTGAGGCACGCCGACAAGAATCGCAGGTCGTTGACTTGCGGAAGCGCGTCGGGTAGTGTGCGTGCTAGTTGAGGGATCGTGTCGCTTGCGGCACGGTCCCTTTTGCGTACCGAGGTGAGTGCCGATGGTCGCTGGACGCGAGGCATCACCGAAGGACATAGCCAACACCGAGCGGCTGATGGCCTGGTGGACGACGGGCCCTGGCGCTGCTCGCATCCAGTGGTCGACACCTGGCGACTACGACCGATGCCTCGTTGAACTCGGACAGCACGTCGATCCGAAGATCCTTCACGGTCTCTGTTCCAACCTCCACGTCCGAGCAACTGGCGCACGGCCAGGTCATGCACCTGCCGAGGTGGCAGCCAAGGCGGCGCACCACAGCGGCACGTGAGTTGGTCACAGCAACCGTCTGGTCGTAAGGCACGACTGCCTCGCAACTGGCCAGCGATCCGTCGTCGCATCCTGAAGCGTGATGGTGAGCAGTGCCAATGGATCGTCAACGCCTCGATCTGTGGGGCCCATGCCAATCAAGTCGATCACGTTCGTCATAGCGACGACCACAGGGACGAGAATCTTCAAGCACTCTGTGACTTCCATCACGCACGCAAATCAGCGCGTGAAGGCTCGGCAGCCAGGACGAAGAAGTTCAGCGCCAAGCGCCCGGTCCTGAAGCATCCTGGCTTGCGGTAGGGGGGTGGCCCCCGGCCCGGGTCGCTGCGTACCCGGACCGTACTGGTGATCGCTCCGTGTACGGGTCTCCAGGAAGTGGATGGTGCGGCAGAATGGTCTTTGACCTGGGGGTTTGTTGGGAGGATCGCCTACTTTCCAAGATAGGGGACGACCCTTCCGGCGCCGGTTGCTGGCTCTGGCTTGCGAGCATTCGACCTGATGGATACGGGCAGATCTGGACGCCGATGGTCGACGGTCGCCGTCAGCTCCTTTCGGCGCATCGAGCGATGTACGAACTGCTGGTCGGGCCGATCCCTGAAGGCCTCGATCTCGACCATCTCTGTCGGGTGCGCCTATGCGTGAATCCGGACCACCTGGAGCCGGTCACGCGTCGGGAGAACATCCTTCGAGGCGAATGCCCGGCAGCCGTCCAGGCACGGCAACAGCGGTGCAGAGCGGGGCACGAACTCGTTCCGTGCTTGTACGACGGAGACCGGATACGGCGATGCTGCCCGTGCCGGCACGTTCACCCGTCGGCGATCGCCGCATAGCGATTCCGCCGGAATCACCCTGAGCGGGGTGGAGCAGTTGGTAGCTCGTCGGGTTCATAACCCGAAGGTCGTCGGTTCAAGTCCGACCCCCGCCACTCATGGCCCGACACGGGCCGACGAATCCCGACACGGGAGGTAGCACCATGGCCGGACGTGGCCCCGCACCGAAGGATCCGACTAAACGACGTCGACGCAATGTGCAGTCCGGCTCGAGCACCACGGTCTCGGCCGACGGGCGCCTGCGAGGGCCCCAGCTCCCCAGGGATGAAGCGCCGCTGACCGGCACTTGGCATCCCCGGACTAAGGCCTGGTGGCTCAGCTGGCGGAAGTCTCCCCAGGCGAAGACGTTCGTTCCGACCGATTGGGACTTCCTGCTCGATACGGCCATGCAGCATCACCTGATGTGGACCTTCGCCAAGGTCGACCTTGCCAACGAGATCCGGCTGCGGGTGGCCAAGTTCGGTGCCACGGTCGAGGACCGCATGCGCCTCAAGATGGAAGTCGAGGCGCCGGCCGCCAAGACCGTCGGCCAGCCGGGCGCCTCCGGGGGCAACGTCACCGACATCTCCTCAAGGCGCCAGCGCCTGGCCGGTTAGCCCGTGCCGCGCCAACTGGTGCGGGCCGACGCTCACGACCGGGAGCGGTCCCTCGGCTGGCTGGCCACGGCCTGGATGGAGCACTTCCTGGTCCATGGGCCCGGTGCAGTCCAGGGCGAGCCCGTCGTCCATGGTGACGAGTACACCGGCTTCATCGTCGACTGCTACGCCCTAAGCACCACGGGACGCCTGCTCTACGACTCGGCGTTCCTCAGTCGGCCCAAAGGCGCCGACAAGTCGGGTATCGCCGCCCGCTTCGCCTCATTCGAGGCATTGGGGCCCTGCCGATTCGCCGGCTTCGCCGAGGGTGGCGAGATCTACGAGGATCCCTGGGGACTCGGCTTCACCTACCGGTACGCCAAGGGCGAGCCGATAGGGAAGCCCGTCAAGGGCCCCGAGATCCGGTGCATGGCGACCGAAGAGGGCCAGACCGGCCTCATCTTCGACACGATCCTCTTCAACTTCACCGAAGGCCCGCTGGCCGAGGTTCCGGGCATCGACGCCGGAATCACCCGGATCTACCTGCCTCACGGCGGCAAGATCATCCCGTCGACGGCCGCGTCGTCCTCCAAGGACGGAGGCCGAGAGACCTTCGTTGCCTTCGACGAAACCCACCTCTACAACACGCCCGAGCTGCGTCGGATGTACAAGACGGTCACTCGGAACCTCCGGAAGCGGAAGCGTGAGGGGACATGGTTCCTCGAGACGACCACCATGTTCGCCCCGGGCGAAGATTCGATCGCCGAGGCGACCTACCATCTCGCCGGCCTCATCGAGGAGAAGAAGACCAAGCGCCAGAAGGTGCTCAGCGACCACCGATGGGGTGAGTGCGCTGACCTGACGGACGAGGGTGCGCTGCGCCTGGCGGTCGAGGACGCATTCGGCGATGCCATGGCGTGGAACGACCTCGATGGCATCATCGACGAGTTCTACGACACCCGCACTGACCCGACCGACAGCCGCCGTTACTTCCTCAACGCTCCGACCGAGACGTCGAACGCATGGCTCGCCGCCTACGAGTGGGAGGCACGCCAGGATCTGACCAAGATCGTCATCAGGACCGAGGCGGTCGTCCTGGGCTTCGACGGCTCCCGCAAGCGCAGCAGGGGAGTCACCGACGCCACGGCCCTAATTGGCTGCCGGGTGCGGGACGGCCACTTCTTCGAGATCGACGTTTGGGAGCAGCCGACCGGAGCGCTCGGCGAAGGGTGGGAAGTCCCCGTCGCAGCCGTGGATGCCACCGTACGGCAGGCGTTCAAGGACTACCGGGTGGTCGGCTTCTACGCCGACCCGGCCCGGTGGGAGACCAAGGTCGCCGAGTGGGAAGCCGCATTCGGTCCCCAGCTCAAGGTCAAGTGCTCCCGGGCCCACCCGATCCAGTTCTGGATGACCGGTGGTAACGCCAGCAGGGCATCTGGGGCGATCACGGACTTCCACAGTGCCATCGTCGACGGGGAGATGACTCACAACGGTGGGGGCGCATTCACCCGCCACGTCCTCAATGCCCGGAACAGTCCACGCCGGTTCGGCATGTCGATCGCCAAGGATCACCCAGACAGCGCCCGAAAGATCGATGCCGCTGTCGCAGGGGCCCTGGCCCACAGATGCCGACTCGATGCCGTGGCCGCCGGCATCGGCCGCCAGCACGTTGAGGCGGCACGTCGGATTCGATAGGAGGCCGGCGCATGGCGATCGACACCACGCTGCCTCAATCGCCCGGGTGGTGGATGGGTCGGCTCACCAAGAAGATGATGATCCGCCAGAAGCGGCTGATGCTCCTCGAGCTGTACCTCCGGGGGAATCCTCCCATCGGTGCTGGCGCCGACCAGCTGCGGGAGACCTACCGGGCATTCCAGAACAAGGCACGGTCGAATTTCGCCGAGCTCATCGTCGAAGCGGTCCGTGAGCGGATGAACGTCCGGGGCTTCCGGACCTCAGCTGAATCCGAGGACATCGGCGACTCGGCTGCCTGGGACATCTGGAAGGCCAACGGGCTCGACATCGAGTCCATCGACGTGCACGAGTGGATGCTCGGTCTCGGTGACGCCTATGTGATCGTCGGCATGGACGGTGACCAGCCCCTGATCACGGGCGAGGATCCCCGCCAGGTCGTCACCGAGCACGACCCCATGCGCCCCCAGAAGGTGGTGGCCGCGCTCAAGCTCTTCCACGACGACGTCAACGACTACGACCTCGCCTATCTGTACCTCCCGGGGAACGTCTACGTGGCTGGCAAGCCGCGCCGGGCGACCTCCCAGCAGACGACGGGCCCCCAGTTCAACGCCAACGCCTGGAGCTGGCTCAACGAGGACCTCCAGATCGTGGCCGAGACGGTGAATGCGGCCAGCGCCGACTTCAACGACATGGTCGCCCAGCCGTTGCCCTCTGGATTCGAGGACATTGTCCCGGTCGTCCGGTTCGCCAACAAGCACGAGCGCGGCGAGTTCGAGGGCCACATGGACCTCCTCGACCGGATCAACCACATGATCCTCCAGCGCATGGTGATCGCCACCTTCCAGGCGTTCCGCCAGCGGGCGATCAAAGGCACGTTGCCCGACGTCGACGAGCAGGGCAACACGATCGACTACGAGAAGGTGTTCTCGGCCGACCCGGGCGCCCTGTGGCAGATCCCGGCCGCCGTCGAGATGTGGGAGTCCGGCATCGTCGACCTGAGCCCGATCCTCAACTCGGTCAAGGCCGATGTCGAGCACCTGGCCGCCGTCACACGGACGCCGATGCACTACCTGACGCCGGGGGAGTCCTCCCAGTCGGCCGAGGGCGCGGCTCTGGCCAAGGAAGGCCTGATCTTCAAGACGGTGGACCGGATCAGTCGGGCCAACGTGGGCTGGACCAACGTGATGCACCTCGCCTTCCTGTTCATGGGCGACGAGGAGCGCTCCAATCTCAGCTCACTCCAGCCGATCTGGGCACCGGCCCAGCGGTACAGCCTCACCGAGATGGCCAGCGCCGCGGCCCAGGCGGCCACCACGCTTCCCACGGAGACAATCCAGGAGCTCGTCTGGCAGCTGAGCCCCGAGGAACTTGCCCGGGCGAAGACGCAGCGCCAGGCGGACGTGATCTTCCAGCAGCAGATGGCCGCACTGGTCCCCAAGGCCGCTCCGGCTCCGGCCCCGACCATCGTCGAGCCGCCAGCAGTGGAATCTTGACGTGAACCAGGCCGAGCTCGCCGCCATCGTGGACGCTCAGTCGCAGAGTCAGAATGCGCTCACGCAGATGGCCGTCAATGCCGCCGGCCAGAGTGCCCGGGACTTCACCGGTTGGTACGACAGCGCCCAGATCGGACCGTGGGCCTCGCAGCTCGCCTCGCTCATCGAGTCCATTCAAGGCCAGACGGCAGCTTCGACCGACGCCTACCTCACCGAGGTCCTCGCCGGGCTGAAGGGCTCACCTGTCTCGCCATCGGGGACCATCGATGTCACGGGCCTTCGAAAGGGCGTGAGCCACACCGAGGTCTACGGCCGGGCGGCCGACACGTACCGGTACGAGGTGTCGCAGGGCAAGTCCGAATCCGAGGCGCTCAAATCAGCGGTCAAGAGAGCCGAGGTGTTGGCCGAGACTGACGTGCAGCTGGCCCAGCGGGACCAGTCGCAGCGGTTCATGACCTCGAAGAAGGTCAACGGCTACCGCAGGATCATCCATCCGGAGTTGAGCAAGGGCGGCACGTGCGGCCTCTGCATCGCCGCCTCCGACCGGATCTACGTCGCCTCGGACCTCATGCCGATCCACGCCCGCTGCGGATGCACAACTGCTCCGATTCTCGGTGCACAGGATCCTGGCCACGAGCTGAACCGATCCGATCTCAACGCTCTCTACGAGCAGGCCGGAGGGTCAACCTCCGCTGCCGACCTGAAGAAGGTGCGCTACACGGTGCACGACAACGGCGAGATCGGCCCAGTCCTCGGCGTGGAAGGTCAGGCCTTCCGAGGCCCGGACGACCTGCCGCTCGCCGCCTGATTCTGCCGGAATCACCGACATCCCGCCCCGCCAAGGGGAACCCGATCCCGACATGGGAGGAACCACCGATGAATGCTGCACGCCCGCTTCTGCCTGCCCTGAAGGACGCCTGGACTGCCCAAGGGTGGGACCTGGCCGACCTCCGAGCATTCCGGATGGAAGAACCCACTCCTCCCGCTCCTCCCGCTCCGGGCCCGACGCCGCCGGCACCCGCTCCTCCCGCTCCCACGCCTCCGGCGCCCGGACCCACGCCGCCCACGCCTCCGGAACCGGCCGAGCGGGGATTCCCGGAAAACACTCCGCTCGAGCAGATGACCGTCGAGCAGCGCGAGGCCTACTGGAAGTTCCAGAGCCGCAAGCACGAGGGCCGCGCCAACGAGCGCAAGGACTACGACGACCTGAAGAAGAAGGCCGACGAGTACGACGAGCTCCTGAAGTCCACCCGGACCGAACAGGAGAAAGCCGTCGAGGACGCGAAGAAGGAAGGCGCCGACGCAGCACGCTCCGAGGAGCAGGCGCGCATCGCCCCCAAGCTCGTGGCCGCCGAGTTCCGCGCCGTCGTGGCCGGTCGGATGACCGCCGAGCAGCTCACGGCCGTCCTCGAGCCCCTCGATTCCACCAAGTTCCTCTCCGACACGGGCGAGGTCGACACCCAGAAGGTGGCCACCTTCGTCGCCAGCATCGTCCCTGCGGACGACGGCAAGGGCGGCAAGCCCGGCTTCCCCAACCTCGGCCAAGGCCGACGCACCACGGGCGGCACGCCCTCTGTAGGAACCGGCTCAGAGCGCTACGCCGAGCGCCACGCATCCCGCAACCGCACTCCGTCTACCTGATCAAGGAGATCCACCCATGAACCTCAGCCCCGTCGTCGAGCAGTTCGGCCAGGAAGACCAGCGCTGGTTGGCGTCGGCAGATGGCACCGACTTCGCTCGGTCCCTCACCCTCGACGTCACCAAGTTCACGCCCAGCGTCCACTACCCGAACGGCTACCTGCCGTCGGGGATCCCGCTGGCCAAGATCACGGCGTCCGGTCTCTTCGGGCCCTACACCCCCGACACCAACCAGGTCGAGTCGGCCACCGTCACGGGCGCGCCCACCGGTGGCACGTTCACCCTGACGTTCAGCGGCCAGACCACGGGAGCGATCGCCTTCAACGCCACAGCCGCCGCGGTGCAGACCGCCCTGGCTGCCCTGTCCAACATCGGCGCGGGCAACGTGGCCGTGACGGGCGCATCGGGCGGTCCGTACACCGTCACCTTCGTGGGTGCGATGTTCGCCTCCAGCGAGGCGACCATGACGGCCACCTCGTCGCTGACCGGTGGAACGACTCCTGGCGTGACCATCGCCGTGGTGACCGCTGGCGGTGCCGCGGGCGCCTCGAACGGCCTGCAGACCCTGGTCGGCTTCCTGTTCACGTCGACGAACGTGATCCAGCGGAACGGCTCGACGCCGGCCGTGGTCGAGGGCGCCATCCTCGACCGCTGCAAGGTCAACACAGCAAAGCTCCCGATCCCCGTGGACGCAGCCGGCAAGGCAGCGGTCGCTGGTCAGATCATCTTCATCTGAGCCGGCACGGCACAGCCTCCCCCGTCAACCGACTGATCGTCTGAGAGGACTCAACCATGTACCTGGACTCCACCTACATCGAGCCGGCCCAGCTCACCGGATACGTCCGGGCAGCGCTGGCCGACTTCCAGATCAACCAGTTCCAGCTGGCCCAGTGGCTGCCGAACCGGAACGTCGACGACCTCGACTACCGCTTCCAGCAGGGCGGCGAGGGTCTGTCCGAGGCGGCCAACTTCCGGTCGTACGACACCGAGGCGCAGATCGGCAGCCGCCCCGGGATCACCAGGGTGACCGGCGAGCTGCCCCCCATCTCCCGCAAGCTCCGGTTGGGGGAGTACGACCGCCTCCGGCAGCGCCGGGAAGGCGGGGATCCGGACTCGATCGTCCTGGGCCTCGAGGGCGACGCGGAGCGCAACGTCCGCAGCATCGCTGCCCGGATCGAGCTGGCTCGTGGAGACGCCCTGGTCAATGGGTCGATCACCCTCAACGAGAACGGCATCGTGGCCACCGTGGACTTCTCACGGCCCGCGGCGTGCTCCGTGACCCCGTCCATCGCCTGGTCCGACACCGTCAACGCGGTGCCGATCACGGATCTGACGGCCTGGAACGTGGCCTACCTGGCCATGAACGGGGAGCCCGTGGGCGCCTACGTGATCTCTACCCAGATGCTCACGTACCTGGCCCAGAACGCCTCCCTGCGGAACCTGGCCGCCACGGTGGTCGGTGCGCCGACGATGCTCTCCCGTGAGCACCTCCAGCAGACGCTGGCTGCGTTCGGCCTGCCGCCGTTCTTCGTCTACGACGCTCAGGTCAACGTCAACAGCGCGGCCACCCGGATCCTGCCGTCCAACAAGGTGCTGATGCTCCCGCCGGCCGTCGCCCCGGACGCCTGGGAGGACACGCAGCTCGGTGGCACCTTCTGGGGCACCACGGCCGAGGCCCTCGAGCCCGGCTACGGCATCGAGCAGTCGGACCAGCCGGGCATCGTGGCTGGGGTCTACAACACCCAGGACCCCGTGGCCCTGTGGACCAAGGCCTCGGCCATCAGCCTGCCCGTGCTGGCCAACCCGAAGCTGGGCTGGGTCGCAACCGTCGCCTGATTCACGGCGGCGTCAGGCCGCTAAGGAAGGTAGGACCGCATGCGTGTGTTGAGGTACGACGTCCATCTGGACGAGCAAGTTCACAAGGCCGGCACGGCTGAGGCTGATCTGCCCCAGGGCGTCAAGATCCCCAATCCTGCGGCGTGGCACGAACCAGACGAGGAGCTGGCCGACGATTCCGCCGGAATCACCGAGGACATCCCGACAGGGGATCCCGGCGACAACGGAGATCCCGACGGCCAAGGCGGCGAAGACGGCTCGGAAGGCAACGAAGGACAGGCGCCCGCCACGGGCACCATCCCCAGCCGCTCCGGGCCCGGATCCGCTCGAGCAGCGTGGCTCTCCTACGCCGAGCTCCACGGCGTCGACGTCGACATCGACGCCAACCGCGAGGAGATCATCGCTGCGCTCGAGCGAGCCGGCGTTCCCACCGAGTAGCCCTCAGGGCACTGGAGTACCGCCATGGGAGCCACCTACGCAGGGATCCTCGATGTCCAGGAGATCTTCGGCCCGATCGCCACGAGCGACCAGCCGGAGGTGACCGGACTCCTCCGTAGGGCTTCGAACCTGATGCGAACCCACGCCTACGGCCTGGATGCTCGGATCCTCTCGGGGGAGACGGACGGCCAGGTCGTGACCGACATTTGCGTCGACATGGTCATGCGCGTGCTCCGCAACTCGGACGGGGTGAAGCAAGAGACCATCGGCCCGTCGTCAGTCACCTACGACCCGACAGTGGCCGCGGGGCGACTGTTCCTCATGCCGGACGAGCTTCTCCAGCTCCAGCCCGTCAAGGCCGCCAGGGCCAGTGTGGGCACCATCCGGACCGTTCCGAATCTCGCACCCCGCCACACATTCGTCGGCGAGGGGCCACCCTCCGCCTACGGACCCGGCTACGGCGGTGAGTTCGCTGACACCGAGGATTCAGACATCGTCGGGACCAGGACTCGGATCCTGTGAAGCGCCGGGGCAGCGAGACCGTCACGGTCACCCGCCGGGTCTCCGGGCTCCACGCTGATTCCACCGCCGGCACATCGTTCGACGTCGACGGTTGCTCGGTTCTCCCGGACACGGTCGACCTTGAGACGCAGAACTTCGAGCAGGACACCAGTGCCATCACGTTCACGGTGATCTTCCCGACCGGCACCGACGTCCGGCCGTCCGACATGGTCACCGTGCGAGGCGTCGTCTACGACGTCGAAGGCATCCCTGTGGTGCTTCGGTCGGCGATCACTGGCAACGATGCCGGCCTCCAAGTGAAGGTCGGCGCGATCACGGGGTGAGTCATGGCCAGAACCCGATTCATTCCCGACAGCGCCGGGCTCCAGGAAGTGGCCGTCAGCGACGAGATGGCGGCCGCCATGCTTGCCGCTGCCGAAGAGGGCCGCACGGTCGCCGAGGGATTCGCCGCTGACTTCACGGTGACCGGCGAGTATGCCGAGCACTTCAACACCTTCACCCGCATCGTCCCGCTGATCACCTCGTTCGGCGGCCACGAGGTGGCCGCAGGGATCCTGGCCAACGATTCCGAGCACGCTGCTGCCGTCGAGTACGGCAATGCCCGGGACCGCAAGCCTCACTTCGTCCTGAGCCGGACGGCGGCGGCCCTCCATGCCGGCTGACCTGCCGCCGTTCCCCGCCATCGAGCTCCTACTGATGGACCTGCTCGATGACCTCGGCACCGTCGATACCGCGACGCCGGACGACCTCGAGCAGCAGCTCCCGTTCATCCAGGTCAATCGGATTGGTGGCACGGACAACGTCGTGACCGACACAACGCGGGTCGTCGTCAGCGCCTACGCCAGCGACTGGCCGACAGGAAACACCTTGGCCGAAACGATCCGCCAGCGGCTGATCAGCGGGCCCCACGTCCTCAGCGGGGGCGTCCTCGATCAGGTGCGGACGGTCGTGTCGCCCCAGGAGCTTCCCCACAGCATCGCCGGATCCCGCAGTGCGACGAAGGGCCACGCCAACGTGCGCCGCTTCGGTGCGACCTACTCGGCCGTCACTCGCCGCCCCTCCTGATCTTCCGCAGTTCCCCATCACCTACTGGGCGCGAGCCCGTGACCCTGAAGGAGCCTGACCATGACCACCGCATTCGACGCGCTCCATAATTGGGACAACTCCAACATCCGCAAGGCGCTCAAGGGCTCGGTGTTCATCGCACCTGAGTCCGCAGCGCTCGTCACGGCGTCCATCCTCTTCGACGCGGCCACCGGCGACCTCAAGTCCCCGCTGCCCGCCGGATTCAAGGACCTGGGCTACCTCGACGCCACGGGAGCGAAGTTGGGCCGGGCGGTGAAGACGACGGACACCACGTCGTGGCAGGACACCTCACCGACTCGTTCGGACGTCACCTCGGACGTGACCACGCTGGTCATCAACCCTCAGGAGACCAACCAGGAGACGATCGCTCTCTACGAGGGGATCCCCATCGGCAGCATCACGCCCGGGGCGAACGGAGTCATCGAGGTCCAGCGGGCGTCGGTCTCGTCCCAGATCTACTACCGGGTGCTCGTGATCGGCGTCGACGAGCTCACCGAGGGCGAGTACGCCATGGTGACCTTCTTCCCCCGGATGCTGGTGACGGCCTATGCCGACCAGATCTACGCAGCCGCCGACGACATCGTCTACGGCGTCACCCTCCAGGCCTACGTGGACTCGCAGGCTGGATTCGCCGTGGACAAGTTCTGGGGCGGTGCGGCCCAGCTGGCCCGACTCCCCCGTGAGGACTTCTCCCGAGTCGTGACCTGCACCACATCCTCGACCGTCACGCCCACCGTCCTGGTGGCCACCGTCGGCACCTTCACCCCGGACGACGTCGACGCTCCGCTGCATGGCACCGGCATGGCGACCGGGGCGACCGTCCTGTCGTACACCGACCCGACCCACGTGGTGATGAGTGCGGCGGCCACGGCCAGCGGCACGGGAGTCGCCATCACCGTCGGGTGACCATTCCTCTGAGACGGAGGGCATGCCGGGCAGGTACGGCCCTCCGTCTCAAGGATCCACAACTGACAATGGAGGAGAACATTGCCATCACCACGAAAGACCGCAGCGAGTTTCGATCTCGACGACTTCGAGCGGCCGGACAAAGCCGGACCGTTCTCGGTCACCCTCGGAGGCCGGGAGTACACGCTCGTCGACGTCACCGAGCTCGACTATCGGGAGCTGCTGGAGACCTACCAGTTCGCCGAGAGCGGTGACTTCGAACCAGCCATCCGGTGCATCCTGCCGGAAGAGGACCGGGACGAGTTCTTCGCGAACAAGATCCCCATCTACCTGTTCGAAGAACTCTTCGATCGGTACAACAAGCACCACGGGATCGATCCAAAAAAAGCCAACGCCTCGCCGCCCTCCTCGCGAGGTACGGGGCGGCGATAGAGGCGGACCTTGCATTCCGGGGTTGGGATGTCGGTGAGTTGTGGCGCCAGCGCAAATGGCGCCAGCTGCTCAACCTGATCGACCACCTGCCCCGGGCCTCGTTCTACATCCAAGCCATCACCATGGACGAGGAGTATGCAGCGGCCGTCTCCGGTCAGCCCATAGATCGACCCAGGGCCTTGCTGTCGGACTACTCGCCCGAAGTGGAGCTCCTCGCTGCCGTGTTCGACCGGCTCGGTGAGCTGATCAACGTGCAGATCATGCGGGGTCAGGGGAAAGCCCAGAGCCTGGAGCCCTGGCCACGGCCCGTCACGGCCATGCAGGTCCTCGAGGACCGAAGCAAGCGGGACCAGCACCGACGACTGGTCGAGCGCATGGTGCCCAAGTAGCCCCCTGGAGGAGCCATGGCCGACTATTCCATCGGCTCCGTCTTCATGCAGGTGGTCCCCTCCTTCCAGGGGATCGTGGGGACGATCGAGGAAGAGGCGGCCAGGTGGGGTGAATCTGCGGGCGCATCCTTCTCGAAGACCTTCAAGACGACGGTCGAAGAGGAGACCAAGGACACCCCGATCGGTCCCTCCGATGAGGACTCCACCACGAAGGGCTCGAAGTCGGCGGGAGCTTTCGCTGACGGGTTCAAGGCTCGCCTCCAGGCGGCACTACGCGATCTCCCCGACGCCAAGATCGACGGGGACTCGACCGACGCCGATCGGAAGATCGCCGAGGTCCGGGCCGCGCTGCTCGAGCTGAGCCAGAAGACCATCGGCATCGATATCTCTGATGCCGAGGCGCTGGCCAAGGTAGCCGAGCTCAAGGCCATCCTCACCGAGATCGGTGCGAGCAGTGAGTCGATCCGACTCCAGGTCGACACGGCGGCAGCCGCAGCCAAGCTCGGCGCGTTCGAGACACAGGCCTCGATCGAGGGTTCGAAGTCCGGCGGGTCGTTCTCGGATCAGTTCACGAGGCGGGTCGACGCCGCGCTGAAGGCGCTGCCAGAGTTTC